ACATTAGCCGTTCTGCATACAATTGGTGGCAATCAAAGGCTTACACAGCCGGTAACGTCAACCCAACTCGTCAAAACATCTTGCAATACATTTCTGGTACTGTGAAAAACAGCGCTGAAGTTCCTTCTTTTGGTGTTTGCGGATTTGGTACTTGGACATTACTTGCTCAAGACTTTGTTGGTCAAGAACAATATGTAATCACACCCGGTGGCGGTTTTGATGGTGATTCTAACGGCCCTCAAGCCGCTTTCCGCGCTTTGATGGTCGCTGGTGTCCCAATCTACCCAGACCCATACTGTCCAGAAGGTACTGTGTACTTCCTGAACACTAACTATCTCTCGCTCTATGTCCATGAGCAAGGTTCGTTTGTGTTTACAGGATTCGAGTCCACACTTCCAAACTGGCAAATTGGTTATGTTGGTGCTGTACTGATGATTGCGGAAATGGTTTCGACCAAGCCAAAATCTATGTCAGTAGTGTCCGGTTACAACTCTTTGTCACTATAAGGAGAAATAAACCATGTCATTAGCATCAAACAAAATCATCCTATCTGGTACGTCCACCAATGCTGCGGGCGCGTATTATTTAACATACGCTGCTGGTAATGCAACTGTTACTCTTCCTGCTGGTATTTATGTCATTCCTCCTACGGCTAACGTAACGATTGAATTGAATACCAATAGTACGGGCAACATTAGCAATGCTAGTTACCAAGTCATTGTTGCAAACAATACTGGCGGTACATTCATCGCTGACGGTACTAACGTCCGGGCAAACGTGTTGAGTGGTACTCCCACTATTACGCTGTTTTCTACGAATGGTGGTCAAGCTGTTGGCAGCACTTACACAAGTTAAGGAGTCAACATGGCTAATCCCGATTCAGTCGGTCAACTCTATTTAGACAGTTTTAGTAATGGTCGTATCGGTATCATTCGTGCTACCGCGCTCAATACCTCTGGTAATGGAGCAACTACGAACATCACTATTCCTCTGTGTAGCGGAGGCTTGACCAATGGCGGGGCGGTAGCCAATTCTGGAGGGGTCATCATACGGAGAATTACCGTACAAAGCCCTTCTGGTTCTGTTGCTTCTGCCAACGTGTCTATTAGCGCGACAAGCAATGGCGCAAACTTGATTACTGCTAATACGGTTCTTTCAAGCGTGAACGCTGCTGGTCAGTACCAAGACATTACTGTTGCCGCACCTTATTCCAATACGGTTGTCTCTGGCAGCGTAACTTCAAGTCTCTACGTCAATATTAATACTGTGGCTGGCAACGCTAACACAGTTGATATTGTTGTATGGGGCGATGTAGTGAGCTTCTAAACTATGCAAACCTTATATGTGACAAACAAGTGGGAAAAACCCATAACATTCAACTACGAGTTCAAACCGTATACATTCCCTGTGGGTGAAACGGTGGAAGCTCCAGAAGATGCCGTTTGTCACATATTTGGTCATGGTGACCCAAATAAAGAAAATTACATGGCGAGGTTGTCGCTAATTCAAACAAAAAATGACATTCCAGAAGGTTTGAAAATTTTGTCTAAATTTGAAATCTCTGACAGACCGCCTGTGAAAAACCACTTGTTATCCCCGGTGGTTGAGCGAGTACCCCTTCCTGCAAAACGGGTTGGGGGAAAAGTCAACGAACAACACGATGGATAACGCATGGCTCAAACACTCCAAAGCTATATCACGCAAGTTAGATATTTGCTCCATGACGCGCAATCTAACTTCTACACTAATGACCAGCTAATCGGCTATATCAATAGTGCGCGTGAGCGTGTCGTGCGCGACACAGGGTGTTTGAGAGCTGTGCAAGTAACCCAAGCGCCAGCACCTCCAGTAGCGGGTGGCAATAATCCAGTCATTTGGTCTACTGGTCTTGTTGTTACTGCTAACCAATATGTCTTTTCTAATATCTTTATTTACAAGATTATTGTAGGCGGTACGCTAGGCTCTGAAGTTCCTCCTTATCCTTCTGCTGATTATGTCTATCCCCCATCAGGCACTTTGACCCTGACAGACAGCGCAGTAACCTATCAGTATGTTGCGCCATGCGAAGTTATTAACTTTGCTGCCTTGCCATCAGGTTTGCAGACGCTTGATATTTTGAACGTAAACATTTATTGGGGAAACTCAAGAATTCCATTACGGTATTTGCCTTGGACGCAATTTAACGCTCAGTTGCGTTACTATCAAAACTATATTGGTAGACCAATTGCTTTTAGCATTTTTGGTCAATCTCAAATTTATGTCGGACCAATTCCAGACCAAGCCTATGTAGCTGAGTTGGACACGGTTATTCTGCCAACTGCTTTGGTTAATCTGGCTGATACAGATACCATCAATGAACCATACGATACTGTTGTTCAGTTCTATGCGGCTCATCTTGCCAAATTCTATGAACAGTCTTTTGGTGAAGCTGAAATCTATTTGCAGCAGTACAAGCAAAAAACCCAGTCGGTGCTGACATCCACTTTTACAAGAAGGATTCCAGACCCGTACTCAACACCGTTCTAAGACATGGCAGCCGCAGAGCAAAAAAAATCCTACGAGATTGTCAAACAGTTCAAGGGTGTAAACACCAAAGCGAACAGAACGGCTATTGGCGATGACGAGTTTTCTTGGCTTGAGAACGCTATGCCTATTGGCTATGGCAACATTAAAATTACTCCAACATACTCCAATGTTGGTAACGTAACCTTTACTAGCTTAGTTACAACATTTTGTTCAGCCAATATTGGTTTAACTGATTATCTTCTTGGGTTTGAGACAGATGGCTCTGCTGAGTTTGTGCGCTTGGACACAAATGTCAAAGGCACAATTGCTCCTGCGGGAACTTTTAGTTCTTCAGGAATTAACGTATCCCAATGGAAAAATGAACGTGTTCTGATTGCCGACCCCGCCAAGGGCTATTTCACTTGGGACGGCACAAGCCTAGTCTTTGTTGGAGCTGTCGGACAAATTGGTATTGTTCAAGCGGGAACAGGCTACACCTCTGCGCCAGCAGTAATCATCTCAGCCCCCAACAACGCTAATGGCGTACAGGCTACGGCAACAGCAACCATTACGGCTAATGCCGTATCTTCTATCACGATTACAGAGGCAGGAACAGGATATAACGCCTCTCCAACAATTACCTTTGTAGGTGGTGGTGGTTCTGGTGCTAATGCGGTAGCTGGTATCACTACCTTTGCTACCGGCACGGTTTCAGTTCTAGTTACAGGCGGTGGAACTGGGTATACCAACGCATCTAACTTGAGTGTGACAATTAGTGGTGGCGGTGGCTCAAATGCTACGGCTCAAGGCATTGTTGCCGGTGGCATCGTTACCCAAGCCGTGATGACTAATGTGGGTAGTGGATACACCAACTCTTCTAATATCACGGTGACTATTACGGGTGGTGGCGGTTCTAATGCGACAGCCAAAGCAATCATTAATACTGAGCCAGTAGTTGGCATACAGTCGTTTTCAGGGCGTGTTTGGATAGCCAACGGGCGCACGGTCAGCTATTCGGCTGCGGGGTCGTATAGCGACTTTATAAGCGTTTCTGCGGGTCAAGTTGTTTTAACTGATGCAACCCTACACGGCAACATTACTCAACTGTTGTCAGCAAACAACTTCCTCTACCTCTTTGGAGATGAATCCATCAACGTCTTCTCAGATGTGCGGGTGACTAATGCTGGCACAACGCTGTTTACTAACACCAACGTCAGCGCCTCGGTAGGTTCTAAGCTGCCATACGCTATTTACCCTTACTTTAGGTCTGTTCTGTTTATGAATGACTATGGCGTATATGCCTTAGTGGGTTCTACAACCAGCAAAATCTCAGATAGCCTAGACGGGGTTTTCCCTAACATAGACTTTACTTCGCCTGTGTATGCGGGTCAGGTGTTGATAAACAGCATTTTGTGCGCTGCCTTCAACTTCAAATATACGGGTGGGTTGGGAACGTCTAGTGCTAGTCGGTATATCCAAGCTATATTTTTTGAGAAAAAATGGTTTTTTACTAGCGCTAGTAACACATTGGCTTACATCACTTCTGCACCTTTGGGTGGCAGGATTAATCTTTACGGGACAGACGGGACATCTTGTGTTCGTTTGTATGCGGATACAACTTCTTCCATAAACAGTTATGTGCAGACTTCCCTAAACCCAATGAAAGACCCAATCAGAACTAAGCAAGCTCTGAAGGTCGGCATTGAGGCTACTTTGACTAATGCTGCTGAGATTACGGTCACAGTAGATTCGGAAGAGGGTTCTAGTTTGCCTGTAACACTTGGAGAATTAGTCACTTGGCTTAATAATCTAAGTAATCCAATTGCTTGGACAAACAACAGTTCAGCGACAATCACTTGGTTTGGCGGTGGTGGGTATACCCTGTACAAGACTGATGCAAAGCAATGGGGTAAGTATTTGGGCATGACCGTTACATCAACGGGTGCTAATTTTGTAATCAATGGGTTCGAGTACGAACATGAATTAAGAGTGAGGTTCTAACATGGCAGTTCCTAATATTTTTGCAAACGTAACAACGTCAATACCGTTGTCTCAACTAGACCAAAACTTTGCTACAGCAATTGTTCTTGGTAACACCTCGGTGTATCTTGGCAATACTACGACAACGCTTGCCAACGTCACGATAGCAAACGCTAACGTAACTACGGCATTGTTGTTAACTGGTGCTTCTGGCACAAATGGTCAAGCATTAACTTCTGGTGGTGCTAACGCTGCTCCCACATGGACAACCATTGCGGCAACGCCCGGTGGTTCTACCACTCAACTTCAATACAACAACGCTGGTGCGTTTGGTGGTATTTCTGGAGTTACCACAGACGGCACAAGAATGACTGCCTCAACAACCATTGGTGTTGGTGGTGCTACTCCTTCTACTAGTGGTTCTGGTATTACTTTCCCCGCAACTTTTTCTAACTCAACTAACGCAAACACGTTAGATGACTATGAAGAAGGAACATTTACATTAACATTAAGTGGTTGTACAACAACGCCAACAGCAACTTGCTATTACACAAAAATTGGCAATCAAGTCAATGTTTGGTCTGGGGCTGCTGCTGGTACTAGTAACGCTACATTTTTAAGATTTACTGGCGTACCCGCAGAACTTGTGCCAAGCACAGTTTATGGTTATGGAAACTCTAATTGCACAAATGCGGGGGTTTCTTACCTTGGATTTTTTACTTGCACCACTACTAGATTTGATATTTTTTATGATGCTGCACAAACCAATTTTACGGCTTCTGGTGGTAAAGGGGCTACTTCAATTTACGGCTGTTATACAACTGCATAAGGAAAAACAATATGGCTAAATCATTTGCATTTGAAACAATTACGCTTACATCAAACGGGGAAATTTTCCTTAAGATGCAAAAAATGTCATCTGATGGTGATATTTTAGGTAAGCACTATGTATGTTTTTATCCTGGCACTGACCCAGAACAAACCGCAACCGATGCAAACACATCTATTGGTGAATTAGGCTTTGGTCAAATACCAACAGATTTTGTATCAAGAGTTAAGACGATTGCACAATCCGCATGGACAGATGCAGTTATAGCCGCTTATCAAGCATCACAAAATGAAAGCGCCTAATGGGACTTAATGCCTTTACAAAAACGGGCAACACGATAGCATTTATTGCTAACGTGGCTGCTCCAACGGCTGTTCAATGCTTGTCTACTACGCTTGGTGGCAATCAATACCGAATCATTAACTCTGGCTCTGTGACTGTATTCCTTGGATACGGCACAAGCGCAAGTGATGCAGGAAACAATGCGGTAGTTGTCACTACAACAGGATTGTCTTTTCCGCTACTTGCTGGAACAGACGAGATTCTTACTTTTGTGCCAAACGCTTATTTCACAGGCATTACTGCTAGTAGCAATGCTGCCGTGTATATCACTCCGGGCGATGGGATGTAATCATGTTAAAAACAGTAGCAACTGGTGGTGGTGGTAGTGGTGGAACGGTAACCAATATAGCAACTGGTACAGGGCTTACTGGTGGTCCTATTACGTCTAATGGCACTATCTCTATTGCCAATACTACTGTTACTGCTGGAGCGTATGGCAATGCGTCTACTGTTTCTCAAGTCACCATCAATGCACAGGGTCAGGTAACTAATGCTGTAAACGTAGCAATATCTATTGCTAACTCTTCTGTTACTGGTCTTGGCACGATGGCTACTCAAAACGCCAATGCGGTTGTTATTACTGGTGGCACGATTAACTCAACGACTGAGACAAATGGCACATATACAAATGCCAACATAACTTCTGTTGCAGTCATATTTCCAAATTC